CACGTTATTCAACATATTTCGCGTATTCATCTAAAGGCACACCCAATTTTTTTGCTATTGCGACCTGTGAAGGTGTGAGTCTCACAGACTTGCGTCCAGTTTTAGCACTGCGTTTTGCAGGTGCCACCGCTTGAACGGGTCGGTTTTGCTGACCAGATTCCCCACCACCAAAGCGGTGTGGAAACTCGTCACGAATCCGTTTATCTATCTCACTATAATACTCATCGCTCGTCGCGTCAAACCCTTCGTTGAGAAGATCTTGGTGAATTACAAAAGACGTCATGGTCATGGCTCTGTCGTCGCCAAACCAAGAGTTGTCTTCTGCCCAAGCTTCTGCTTTAGGATCAGGAGGCGCTGGGCGCTGTTGTTCTTGTGAGAAGTCCTGTGTAAATTGTTGTGGTGCTGAAAGTTGTTGCTCTTGAACCGCTCTACTTTGATTGAGTGCCTGTACGCGTTGGGCCTCTACTGCAAGAGCAGCTAGTTTTTGCTGAGCTTCAACTTGTTTTTCAGTGTTTTGTTCTTCGTTTGCTGATTTTAATAGGTTTTTTGTTGCCTCGGTTTCAGCGGTGATTCGATTCGCTTCCGCAATTATATAGTTACTGTCTATGTTCTGCTTCTGCTCTTTTAATGTCGCGTTTTCCTTGTGTACATTTTTTGCGTATTGTGTCGCTGCTTGTTCTCTTCTTTCTGCTTCGCGCAGTCTTCCTGTTAGTTTGTCTATTCGTTTTTTTACGTTCTTGCTATATTCTTCGTGCTCGTCTTTTTCTTCGACAGCTTCTTCCGGTTCATTCTCCAAAATAGATTTTGAAGGCGTTACAGCCTCAAAAGAAGGAACGGCGTCTTCTGGAAGTTCTACGTCTACTTCAGGACCTGAATCGTCAATGGGTACAAGTTCTTCCGCAGGGTTTAGGTTTAGTTTATGTTTTGGCATGGGTCTTTCCTCATGTTAAAATTGATGCAGAATTGCTTCTGGGTCTGCTACTCTGGCAATGATTTCATCATCGTTGAGTATTTTTATTTCACCGCCCTCAATTTGAAAACGAGAACCGGCGTATCGTCCAAACAATACCCAATCCCCTTCTTCGCACCAAGGTCCAGTAGAAAATCTTTCTCCGCTATAGGCCAAAGGACCTACTTTTAGGACATATCCTAAAACGGTACTTATTTGTTGCCTTCCAAGCGTTTCGTCTGTTAATTCAATTCCCCCCTTTGTGGTTCTTTTGCCTCTATATGGAAGAATCATAATTCGCCATCCAGTTGGATCTGGAAGCTGGTCTAATAATGAAGTCTCTATTTTTTCGGGGTTTAGAGTTGCCCCTTCGTCATAGGCTTTTTCTAAGGCTGATTTTTCTGCCTCTTCTTTGTCCCATTTTTCTTGTAGCGCTGGATTAACCATTTTCTATGTCCTGATTTTTTAGAATCGTTCTAATTTCTTCGCGAATGAAGTTCAGCGCTTCGATATGACCAACAAGGTTTTGATAATGAGACCAATCTTTTGTTTCACCATTGGTCATCATTTCTTGTATTTGCTGTTCTTTTCTTCCTATTGCGCGCGTTACAGCCGTCGCGAAATCTAATATGTCTATTTTAAACTCCTAAATAGTCCTCTGGTACCGGTATCGTTGTTATTCCCCCCATACTCGGAACTCCTTGAGCTCCGTATGGGTCTCCTTGATACTGACCACTTAAATAAGGATTATAACCCTGTGGTCCAGCAGGAATCAAATATTGTTTGCTCATTTCTGCTTCTTGGGCAGCTCTTGCTGCAGCTTGTTCTTGTTGTTGTGCCGCCTGCGTTTGTTGTTGTGCTTGCATATCAGCAATCATTTGTTGTAGTTGTTCGACCATGGACATAGCAGGAACCGGGTCTTTTTTAAAATCTACAGCTGGTTCCTCTTCTATACTAATTACTGGATACCTGTCTCCTGTTATAGGGTCTGGCGCGGGGTCCATTGTTATACCCATCAAAGAAGGCGGAACATTTGGACGCGCTTCTTGGAGAGCGGTAATTTGTTCTTGTAGTCCTGTTGGATCAAACATTTGTCTTCCTTGCAGTTCAGCGATTTGTTCTTGAAGACCTGTTGGATCAAACATTTCTCTTCCTTGCAGTTCAGCAATTTGTTCTTGTAGCGCTGTTGGATCAAACATTTGTCTTCCTTCTAACGCGCCGATTCTCGATTTTAAACCGCTTGGATCAAACATTTGTCGGCCTTCCAAATCACCTATTCTTGCTTGTAGTCCTGTTGGGTCAAACCTTTCCCTGCTTTCTAATGAGCCGAGTCTTTCTTGAAGCCCTGCTAGTCCTTGCATAGAAGGAGCTGGAGGCAATCTCATAGGTTTATCAGCTGGACCTAAAGGAGAAATAAATTCTCTTGGTGGTCTTATAGGTCTGCTTTCAGGGAGCATAGACATAATGCCCGGACCAGGCATCATCTTTTTGTTTCCCATAAACCTACTTGCCATCTTTTTTATCCTCTTTCTTGTCTTTGGCTATGCGTTCTCTTTCTACACTGGCTTTAAGTGCGGCCATGTCTTCTTGAGAACCCATTTTCTCTTCTTCCATTCGCATCTTCAGAACAGCTATGTCTTCTTGAGATTTTAGCTTTTCTTCTTCAGACTCGTCCTTCTGCCTAAGTTTTGCTTTATCTAAAGCAAGTTTCTTCTCAGCGATTTCTTTATCGTCTTGATTTTCTTGTGCTCTGAGCTGCAACTCTTGCGCTTTTAGTTTTACCACTCCGTCATCAGGTGGTGTCAAGATTTCCTCAAGTGCAGGCATTACTGTTTCCATTAATTGTAGCTCAATTTGTGCTTTAAGTGCTTCTTTTTCTGGATTAGGTGGAGGGGGCTGTTGTCCAGGGGGCACCGGTCCACCTTCTTGCATTTGTGGTGGCATCATACCGTTTGCTCCTGGTGGCATAGGCTGTTGTTCCGGCATTTGTTGGTCGGCAATCTTTTGCGCTTCCAGTGATATGTGCTGAAAGATATGTGAAACCATGGACGGCATTGTTGCCGGATTCATCATAGCCACAGGGCTTTCCAATAAGGTTAGGTGCGCCTCGATATGCGTCATGTGTTCCTGTTCAGGGAACGCTGTAGCAGGAGCACCCATAAGTGCCGCACCATTTTCTTGCGCCGGGTCCACAGGAGCGGGAGGTGGTGGATCGGGCATTAATAGTGCGTCAATGTTTTCTGAGCCTAACGCTTCATACATACGGCGATAGGATTCTTTAATATTGTGTATTTCTGGATTGCTTTGAACCAATTGTAGCTCTTGTTGCGCAAGCGAGATTCTTTGACTCATGGAAAAGAAGTTCGGATCAGAGACTGGAATGACATCAACGCGACCGTCAAAGTCTTGTTGTTTTATCATTTGATCCCCACCAGCTACTTGATACGGATACTCTGGTGGTAAAAATTCTGCGAACAATCTTGCAAGTATTTGAAACTCTGTTTTTTGTGCATAGTGCAATCGCTTATGGACCGCGGACATAACTCGTGTGCCTTGCTCCAAGAGTGCCATGGTGGTTCCAACAGGAAGTTCTTGATTGCCTTCGCCAATTTGTAGATTAGCCAGTGAAGCAAATCTTTGACCTGCTTCCACGCACGAACCCATTAATGCAAGCAGAGTTTGTGACGGTTCTTTATAAGGAAGAGGCACTAAAGAATCTCGAAGTGCACCTCCAGGTGCATCGACATCTCTAAACTCTCCCGGCTCTAGTGGAGTCTCGTCGTCTCGGATTCTAAGCCCTCTGGCTTTAAATCCAGCGGGAAGATTAGCGAGTGTTCCAGCGTCAATTAATTGTCTTAGTGCTCCGGTGGCTGTTTTGGAGAGTCCTCCAATCATGTGAATTAAGCCGAATCCGTAGAAACCCAAGCCAGGGAGAAACTTGTAATGAACGAAGTATTGAATTTTTGTTTTCAGTGGATCGTTCGGATTATAGTTTCTACGGACCGCTAGAACCTGGTTTGACGTTCGATCGACGGTTATTATGTATGGGAGATGAAAACCATCAGGATCTTCAAAACCAGGTATGTCCATGGATACATGAAACTCTAGGAGCTCATACATCATTTCATTTGTTCCTGTGCTCAGCCCTTCGAGCTCGTCTACTTTGTCTTTTGGCTTGCTGGCGATATTTGTTTCGCTGGCCTCTAGGGTAATGTCTCGATAAAAACCTGCTACTTGTTGTGTTCGCACTTCGTTGTACGTCATTTTCACAACATGGGTTACGCGCTCGCACGTTTCAATGTCACTGGCTGTGTACGGAACAACTAAATCTTCGGTAGGCACAAAAGTGCTGACTGCTCTTTGCTTGCTGGGATCAAAATAAACTTTCTTAAATGCAGAGCCTGCAAGGGGTAAATAGAACAGTAGTTGGTCCATTTCAGGGGTGTATTCCTGCATTGTTGTCGTAATTTGGTAGTTCATAAACTCTTGCACGCGCTGTGCTTGAGCCTCACTATCTGGGTTTTCCAGCCCCATAATTCTGGTTTTTACCGGTCCTTTTGCTGGAAGCAGCTCTTTAAAGGCTTGGGCTTGGAATTGTGTAACTGATTCTGCTAGGAGGGGGTGGGTGACACCGCTTGCGCCTGGAAACGGTCGTTCGCGATCTTCGTATTTGAAACCGAGTAGATCAAGTCCTTCGACATAGGTTTGTTCCCAATCTTGTCTGCTGGAATGATCGTCTTCAAAATCACCAACCAGCTCGTTGGCAATTCGTCCCAGTTCGGATTCATCAATGTATTCTGCTAAATTGGCCTCAAACGGAATATCTGCTTGCACGTCCATCTCTTCTGGACCAAAGTTTATTTCTGCTGAACCGTCTTCTATAAAAGAAACCGCAGCACCATTGTCCATGGTCCCTGGTTCTTCGATCTCGACCGTTTGTCCGTCCTCGACTTCCAAGTCGATTAGATCAGAAATTCGATCTATGTTCGTCGGCTTATTTCCGCCAATCATTGCCATTAGTTAGTCCCCAAGCAACTTGTCAATCATTGGGTTTATGAAAAGATCAGGAATCATTCCTTCTTCAAGTCCTGGCTCTGGATCAGGTTCGTTAAAATAGCCGAGTCTTTCTAGTCGGAGATTTATCTCTTCATCGGAAAGCCCTTCTTTTTTCCAAAACCTTACCGCTTCCTGGATGTCGGGGACTGGACGCGGTTGTAGTCCAAAAAGGGCCTGTCCTGCAATTCCTCTAGCTACTCCCGGATCTCCAAAAATCTCCCCTGCTGGAGTCATTCCTAAATCAACGTCGAATTTTGTAGGAAGATTTACTGCTTTTAGCATGTCTCCAACCACATCTTTTGTGGTGTCAAAACCACTAGCCACGCTTCCTGCCCCGTCCAAGAAGCCTGTCTTTGTTGCTTTTAGCATGTCTCCAATCGCTTCTTTGTTGTCGGCTACGCCATAGCCTACTCCTATTCCAATATAAGGCCCGTATTTGCTCATAAAGTTTTTGACAAGTACGCTTGGGTCCGTTTTGGCGAGTTCAGCGGGAGTTGCGTTTCTAATTGCTGTTGCTGCTGATTTAATCGCTTCTACTTTTTTAGCCTCTGGAAGATCCATTTTCATAACTGAATCTTTAATCATTTCCATGGTTTCGTCTCCGACTTTCTTGGCTCGCATGGCTGTGCTTCCAGGGCTTCTGACAGGGGAGGCATATTTATAGCGCATGTATTCACCCAGTATCTCATCGGGCGGGGGTGTGCCATATTTATGGGCCATTCTCATTCTAATAGCTTGATCGGCCTCTGCTTCTCGTAATCTTTTTTCCGCTATTTCTTCCGGGGTCAGTCGACGGTTGGGCTTCGTTGTTTTGGGTTTTGGCTTTGGCTTTGGACGTAAAGACGCAATACCTTTCTTCCCTATTTGGGTAAGTAGACTTCTAAGTGCCATTAGTAGACTCCTGTAAAATTAGTGCCGCGTTCTGCTGCGCCTTTGCCTCTTGATTTACCTTTACCTGCGCCGGGTTTTGGTCCTTTGCTGGTTGCCACGGTTTTTTGTTTTGCATAAGGAACAAACCCTTGGTCTTTGATTACCTCACCTTTTTTAGCTTTCACTGATCTCTCCTAGTAATATTCTTTAATTCTGCGTGGATTATTGTCCTGCATATCGTAATCCGATTCTAACCCAATAAAGCCGCCTTGTCGATAGCGCAACAACGCTTGCGTGGTCGAATCCACCAAATCGTCGTGGTCGCCAAACGGAAAAGCGGCACATTCTTCAACCAGTTCTTCCGCCCAACGGGTGTCTGGTACATACACCATGCCCGATTCCAGAATTGGTGCAACAGAATTTACACGCGCAATTTTATCTTGCCCTTTACCAGGGGAATAGTTGACTACAGGAATCCCCGCTGCTCGCAATTCGTCAGTAAGCGGCATACCGGAGGCTTTGGCTTCAATAATAATGGTGTCGGGGTCCCAATAACTGTACTGATCGTAGGCCACTCGTTTGAGTTCAGGAAAATCCCAT